ATCAGCCCTTCTCATCAGCTCCTCCCTCGATGGGAGAACCTTGTCTGCTGTTGCGGCTCCAACTGACTGCCTGAAGCGGAGTTCGTTGTCATCTTCTGGCTTGCTCTTAGCTTGTTCCGAAGAGCTACCCTCATCTAGTCTTGGTTCCAAGTTTTCTTGGCTCATGCCAGCGGTTATGGCTCTCACATGATCTCTAATTTCAGGATTAAACTCAGATATCTGAACCAATCTTCTAACGTGCTGCCCGAATGAATTAGGATTGAAAGCTGCTTTTTCTACACCCTCAGCCATCCATTTTACAAACTTAGGATCAGTGAATAGTTTTGCAGCAAAGGCAGGAGCCAACAAAGCCCCCAAACCATAATTGAATCCATCAGCGCCTTCATCGTAGCCGCCAGCAGCAGCGAATCCACCTTGACCAAGACCACCAAAAACACCCAATCCTCCTAGTGCGTACATAGCTCTTGCAGTTCCTGATGGATTACCCATCTGATTTGCCGCATTCGTTACTCTGTTGATTGTGAATAACAAATCATCTAAGGACTTAGGCAAATCTTTATATCTGGTTCCCTGAAATAGTATCTTTCTAGCCTCTGGAGACATCGCCTCGTAAGACTTCAAAAACTGACCGGGATTGAAATCTCTGGTCTTTAACAAAAGGTCTGTGCCTTCTTCAACTGCCTCGGCTGTTGCTTCCTGTCCGGGCATTTTTCCTCTGCCCATCCTACCAAGGGTAAAGCCTACAAGCTCATCAAATTCCTCTGGCTCAAACTGTCTTCTGAGCTTCTCTAATTTTTCAGCCCCTAAATCCGAGCCGCGAAGCACCATAGTTAAAGCGTTGGATGCCTCTGCACCACCTCTTTTGATTATGTCTTCTATAAAAGCCATGTCGCCGCCTTTTTTCATGTTCTCGGCAACAAATTCGTTTGCGGCTTTATACTTGGTTAGAATGTTTTCTGCTGCTGCAACGCCAGCTTTGTCATCAAACAGGCTCAGTTGCTTAGATGCTCCAGACTCAACTAGAGCGTCAAGGTCTTTTGTGATGTAACCAATCAGCTCTTTTATTCTTTGGTCTTTTTCTGAGAGAGCGCCTTGAGTCTCGGCTGATCTAATGTTTCGCTGTATTCCTGAACGAAAATTTTTGAGCCTGTCATAAGTCAAAACTCCGTTCTTTGCATCGATCTCCATTTTTTCGACAAGACGCAGAGCTGGGTCGATATCATCTGCTCCCGTTGCTGATTGCGAGTCTGCCAGATACTTTTGTTTGAACCGTTCAACGTGCTTTGTATCTCCCACAAGATCTTTTGGCATCAATTCACCAACTTCGTCGTACATAGCATTTCTTTTTTCTATATAACGCTGTTGGGCTTTTTGAGCTGCGCTCATGACTCCAGAAGCGGTCTCAGAATAAGTTTTTGCCGCACCACCACCATATTCTTCAGCTAAACTTGCCGCTCTTTCATCCAATTCTCTCAAAGTTTGCTCTGAGTTTTCTTTCATCCTTCTTGAAGAAAGAGGCATACTTTTCAAAACTGAGTTTTCAATCCACTGGTAAAACGGTGTGTTCAGTACAGCGCCAACCGTAGGAGCTGAGACAACATTCTGCATTTTCTTCAGCGCTTCCTTAGCCGGTACAGACAAAGAATTAGTTGCGTACCGGATAGGTGCTCCAGCTACAAATTTAACTCCATCAACAAGTTTACTCGCCACTGGACCCAATGCTGCATTCAAAGTGCCAGTGACAATCGCATCACCAAACTGTTCTAATCCGGTCCTGCTGTCTTCGGTTTCTCCAAAGTAATCTAGCAAAGATATATAGCCCTCTCTAAACGCAGCACTTCCAACACCCTCACCAGCTACAAACGCAGCAGTTCCAGCGGGTATGGTTCCCAAAATGGTGGGAGATGTTGCCCCTGCCGCTGCTGTTGCTGCTAAGGCCCCAGTGGTTAATCCACCAACCGTTTCAGCTATTTCTGGACCAATGTCGGCAAAGTCGCCCACCGTTGGAACAGGAAAACCAAACACCCGTAAATCTTCGTCAAACAAAGTTAACTTGCCAGTTTCCGGGTTGGTAAAAACAAAGTTACCCCTGCCAAACTTCGAAGCGCCATATTTGGGGTTCAATACTTCTACAGGTAACGCATCAGGATAAAATTTCTTGAGAGTTGCAAGCTTATCCTCTTGAGATTGTGCCGCGCCAACAGCAGCTCTTGCATCCAGAGGAGCGCCCGTGAAAGTGTCGATAGAGTTTTCTAACGCCTCTTGAGTAGCGTTCATCAACTGATTATCAGTAACCCCCAACCCGTCTGGAGATCTTGGTTTGGTGGGGGATGTCATTTCAAGAAGAACATCATCCGATACTGAAACTAAACCATTGCTCATTGTAGTGTACCCGCGCCAAGAGCGTTCAACCTTTCAGCGAACATCTTACCTCTTTCAGTCCCTCTTAATTCTTTTTCTCTCCTCTGCATTTCTAGTATTGCAGCGTCTGTGTCTCCGAGAGGGTTTGATTCTTTTACCAACTTTTTCTTTGCATCATCATAAGCACCACCAGCTTTCGCTTTCATGGTTTCTATTGCTGATTCTCGCGCTTGTTTCTTTGCTTCTCGCACTTCAAGAGGCTCATTCGGGCTGATAATGTAAGACTTTTCAACCCAGCCTAGCTCGTTCTGACCTATCGTCGCCCCGGTTTCATCTCTTAGTTTTTGAGTTTTGAAAAGATTAGCGGCCTGTTCATAAAGCTGATAATCAGTGCTCAACATTAGATTGCCAAGATAATCTCCTAGCATATAATCGAAAAAAACATCTTTAGTATTTCTTGGGTCAAAACCTGAATCTTCGATTCTGGTCATAGTGTCATTGGCCTCCTCCATCGCTATCGCAAAAGTGGCAGCTTTGTTTTGATCGACGGTGTAGGGGCTTTTTTTCTTTTCTGTCCCAGCTATGGGTCTCGCTACCAAAGCCGAAGGAGGCGCGGATGGTTCGCTCAAACCAAGACTTTGCAGCTCCTCCTGTGATAAAACTTTGCCTGATTTACTACTCATTGAACTCTTCGTACTGTTGGTTAGCGTTGTTCTGGTATATCAAACCTCCCGTGTTCGGGTTTTTTTTGATAAAAGTGTAGCCCGGTTTTTCTGGCGCTGGAAACGTGCTTTTCTGCTCTGTTTTTGGTTTTGTTCTTTTCATCAAAGCATTAAAGTCATATCCCGGCTCTTCAATAACCTTAGTACCTTCATCAGTAGTGATGAATCTAGTTTTCTTTCTGTTGATAAATTCTTCAGCTACGATGTACTCTGGTTTTACTTCTCCCGTATCAGGATCAATCCTTAAACTCGGATCGTGATAAGCTGCTGTAAGATAATTCATAGCTGAAGCAAAGTCAGATTTGCCTTCAAATAGAGGCTTGTATTTACCGTCTTTTTCTACCTGTTTTAGAGAAAGCTCGAATATTTGTTCTAATCCCAATTCTTCTATTTTGGCCTCTTCTTCTCTCTTTTTGTCCTCCTCCTGCTTTGCAATCAAAAGGAGTTCTCGATCTAGCTTCTCTCTCTGCTCTCGCAACTTTTCTTGACGCTCTGCGAAAAGATTGAAACCAGCTCCTAACGCATAACCAAGCGGAGTGGGTCTACCGCTTTGCGCTGACATAGCGATACCCCTAGATATATCGGTAGCCAAGTCGTAAATACTGGCCCTTCTTTGGGCGGGGAAAAGCTTGTTCAGCTCCGCAGCTCTTTTTTGAATATCTTCAGCGCTGGCGGGGGATCTATCTATTCCTCGAAGGGCATCGATTCTATCCTGTAGTATCTTTGCCGCGCCACCGTCCTCAAAAGCATCAATCTGCTCAGGTATTTGAGATCTTCCAATCGTCATATCAACCTACCGTTGTGGCTGTCCGTAGAAGTTTCCTAGAGCACCAAAGGCTCCAAGCCCAGCAGACAAACCAGCTTGCAGCGCACTTGGCGCTTCGCCAAAGTCTGTTCTGATAGTAGATTGCCCTGCTGGAGCCAACTGAACAAAAGGCATCAACGCTTGGTACTGCGCTAGAGGAGCCTGTTGCGCCTGTAACAAAGCCGCTCTTTGTGCATCGAGTTCCTTCTGTCTCTGCTGTTGTTGCAGCCCACCAATACCCTGAAGCGTTGCAATGTCCTGCTGCCCAGCCTGTGCTGCTTGTGTTCCCAAGCCAGTTAAGAAACCACCGAATCCTTGTCTTGCGCCCTGTAATGCCTGACCAGCAGCCGCTTGCGTAGCTCCAGCCTGACCTAGCTGACCAGCTAACTGTCCAGCTATTCCCATCGCCTGTTGACCCGCTTGACCTCTGGCTCCCGCAGCTTGTTGTCCAAACTGCCCTAATTGCTGACCCAGACCAGTTCCAGCTTGGAATCTTTGCTGTGCCGCCTGACCCAACTGCCCAGCTAGAGCTTGTTGTGCTCCTAAAGCTTGTTGAGCAGATTGACCCATCTGTTGAGCAACCTGTTGCTGTGCTCCAAGTTGCTGCTGTGCGGTTTGAGAGATTGTGTCTTGGAATCCTCTACCAGCACCTAACTTTTGTTGAGCAGCAGATTGTAACTGACCAGCTACACCTGTTTTTGCTCCAAACCTTTGTGATCCAAGGGAGGCAAGACCTTGTGCAGCAGCTCTCTTTGCAGCGTCCACTCTTTCTTGTTCTCCGAGTGCTGCTGCTTGTGCTCTTTGAAAACCAGCACTGCGAAGACCGCCGACCTCCTTCGCCAGCCCTCTTCCAAGCGCCTCAGCTCTTTCTGCCGCTGACAGCCTTGCTCTTGAACCAAAAGCCGACTCGCCTCCGGTCTGTATATCTCTTGCGGTCTGCGCTAAATCTGCCTGAGCCAACCCTTTGGTTGCGTCTTCTATGGTCTGTTGTACTACTCTTTCTTCGTAAGGATCAAAGAACGTACTGATGTCAGCAGGATCAAATCTCTGACCCGTTTCCCTGAACAACCTTTCTGATTCTTGTAAACCTTGAGATAACTCATCAGACGCAAGCGCTCCGATACCGACTGCATCTGTAATATCTCTTCCAAACTCATCGTAGATTCTTCTACCAAACTGTCTGGTTCTTGCGAGATCTCGACCAAAATCGGTTGCCGCAGCCCTTCCCAAACGATCCGCTTCTCCGAGCGCATCTACAAACTGTCTGGTTCCTTGGGTTTGAAAAGCAGATACATCACCCAAGTCACCTCGTAATCTCTCCTCTGCCAGAAGCGCTCTTTGTCTACCAGCCTCTGTTCCGCTGAGAGCATCTAGTAAACCTCGATCTCTTTGATCCAATGCAAACCGAGCGCCTTCTCTAATCTCTTCAAGACCTCGTTGCTGTGCCAATGCCTGATCAGCGAGACCAGATTCCAAAGCGCCGATACCAGCTCTAGCTTGTCTTTCCGCTTCCTCGATAAACGGTCTTTGTACGTTGAGACCTCTACGAGCAATCTCAAATGCCATTTGCTGATCAGGAGTAAGACCCGCTACAGCTTGAGGTATGATGATAGGTCGCCCTTCCTCATCAAAGAATGTTCGTTCAGCAGCTTGAAAAGCGCCGGGAATAAAACCACCCTCACCATCCAAACCAAACAGAAGCTGTCTGGTTATGGGGTCAAGCTGGGTGACGTTTTGGGTTATGCCAGTTACATACGGTTCTGGATCTATTGCGCTTTCTGCCATGTTACTTCCTCACGCCAGCAAACTCAGAAAATAAGTTCATCATGTCATACATGAGCTGAGTGCCTCGTTCCCTATCTTCTTCTTTGTTTGGTGTCAGCGTTATGATGCCACCTTGGTTTTTCATGTCGAAAGCGCCAGCGCCTCTAACGGCTTGAGACTTCATCACAAACTCGCCGTCTGACAACATAGCCGGGATATCATCTGATGTTTCTGTGCCGGGACCGTCAATCTCGCCGTTCATTCTTTCGAAGTCTTCCATCGCTACGCCGCCGCCTTTTGCGTAAGCCATCGGGCGAACCGCTCCACCATTAGCAGCAGTCATCGTCTGTCTTTGCATGGGTGGTTTCCCACCACTGAGCTGAGGGAATGTTCCCGCTGGTAACAAACCAAACTCTCTTGGGTCAATTTTGCCACCGCCACGCTCTCGCTCCATTGCTTGAGCTATATTAAATCTACCAAAAGCATCCATTTGTGTGAGCGGAGTTCTTGGCACACCTCGACGGTTCTTAGCTTCGTCGTAAGCTAGTTTTCCAATCAGCGCTCCGATACCCCCAGCGGCTAGACCGCCGCCCAAGCCGCCACCAAGCAAGCTTCCAAGACCGCCTTGACCGCCACCAAGACCGCCGCCTAGTATATCTCCGACCAAACCAAATTGACCTTTATCGTCTGCGCCACCGCCACTAATTAATCGGCTGAAAAAGTTTCCTTGAGATCCGGTTCCTGTGGCTGATCCTTGTGTTCCGAGTTGTTTGAATATTTCATCTACCGAAACGCCCTGACCCGCTAGTTTTTGAAAGTCATCAATAGAAATCCCGGCTTGTTCCAGAGCTTTAATCTTATCTGCATCGCTCAAAGCCAGATATTGATCTTGAGTCATTCCTCCCGGCAATCCTCCCGTTGCGCCACCCAAAGTGCCTCCAAAAAGACTACCTATGCCAGCTCTAGCTCCTGTTCCGAGAGCTTTGAGTTTGTCGATAAAACCAAGATTACTAAAACCGCCTTCTAATCCTTTAACCGCAGTGCCTGACACATTGCCAAGACTGCCTATGCCGCCTAAAAGTTTTCCGGTTCCGTAACCGCCAAGAGCGCCACCTATGGCTCCCTTCAGTCCTTTACCGCCTACTACGTTTGTCGCTGCGCCAATCGCTCCAGCAACAATCGGTCCCACACCGGGAATCAGATTCGCCAATGGTCCCGCAACAGGAGCTATCTTCTTCGCAAACTTTTTAATGCTCTTGCCGAGCTTCTTGAAGAATCCAAACTCCTCCAAACCAGTGGATGGGTTGAGGGAAGCTATGCCCATGCCGACAACGTATTCCTCTGGATTCAGGTCGAGTTGCTTGAATCTGTTTTCTACGGCTGACTCGAATTGCTCATCCTCAAACATCTGAGGCGGTAGAACGACTTCGCCGGGGGTCAAGTGAGCTAGGGTTGTGTCACCACCTCTGCCCATCGCAGCCAACTGTTCTGCAATACCAGCCAGCTCAGATTGAGCGGAGATCATCGCTCTTTCTTCCATCTTTTCAAACTGTGCTTTTTCTTCGGGGCTGTCGGCTGTGCCTTCTATCATCGCAAGTTCTTGCTGCAAATCGGGGGCGGTTTCAACCATGCCGCCCATTTGCATCGGGCGAGGCATCATTCCTGCTCCGCTATGCACTTGTCTTAGAAGTTCAGTTTCGTTGTTCATGATATTGTCACCGTGACCGCCCCTAAACTAACCGTTGCACTCAATCCAGTTGGATACGTTTGATGGCTGTAAAGATCTCGAAACTGCGTACCGTCAAACGCCTGATGGATGCTGGTTGTAGTATTGAAGATTATAGCCCCAGTTGCAAACTGAAGCTGGGAAATTTCGGTGGCGTTGAAATGCGGGGAAGCGTCAAAATCTACACGATTCAGGTTGAGTTCAAGCACTCGAACCAGACGATTGAACGTGTCAGCAGAAACATTCTCTCCTGCCGCGAAAGGGAGTCGAGTTTCGAGCAGCTTGCTCATCGTCTACCTGAAGGCTGAACGTCTATCCTTGTTGAACCAAGCCGCCACTTGTAGCCTTTTTGATTCAGGTCCGTATTATCGTCATCGCTTTCAAAGCGGAAAACTACCTCTCTGGCTCTGGTTCTTAAGCTTGCGAAAGTCGAGGATTCTGTGACTTGCGCGGTAGAATCAGTCGCTAAGGTTGAGTTAGGAAAGTCTCTACGCTTGATTACAATATTCATCGCGGGAGTGTTACTAACGGTAGCATCCTTCACAAATCGCATATCTGGGATAATCTTCTTCATAAAGGTAAAGTTTTCACCCGAAGATATATCAATATCACCGCTCTCTACGAACACGTTAGTCATGGGTGAGCCGTTATCGTCATAGCCAGTTTCATGCTCGAACACGCAATTTGTGCTCGATGTCTGCGCCCCAGCAAGTGGTAAATCTTCGATCCCTGCATCCAACCAAGAATAACGAACCAAAGAACCAACTGCCCAAGTTTGCTCCATGTAGTTATAGATGACGTATCGACTGATCTCTCCCGTAGCGTCTTCCTTGCTGGGATAGAAAAACCACATCTCAGAATACTCTGTGTTCATACCCATGTGGCACTTGAATGCTTGTCCGAGATCCAAGTCTTCGAACACATACTCTTGTACGGAACAAGGCAGCTTTTGAACCGCTCCGTTGTAAACGTAGAACGAGTTTTTAGAGGCAAAGAACACACCGTTGGGAGCGTTTGCCGCCGCTTTGGGACCAATCAATCCGCTACCCTCGTTGACCAGATTTATGGCAAAAGTAAGAGGTGGACCGATAAAGTTCATCGAGTACATGCTGGTATCAGTCCAGATCAATATCTCCTGACGGCTTTTTATACCGCCGACTATGAAGCTACCGCTAGACAATCTGACTGAACCGGCGCTATTCGTTGCGAGAGGCTCAAACTCAAGTTCGTCTTCTGAAGAAGAGAACGCCACTAACATAGGATCGATTACGCCCGTCCTTGAGCCGCCACTGAGCGGGTCTGCGCCTAACACAACGAGGTGTCTGTCAGTTTCACTTGTAATAACTTGTAACGCAACGGTTGGTACTTTATTAGCGCCTGTTATACCAGACAGCTCCAAAGCTCTTACGGAAGTTCCGTTGTTCTCAACCCAGCGGAATATCCCTGCCCCTCTTGGATTGATAATCAGGTTTTCCCCAAAATTGTCATGAGTCCAGAGCCTGAGTTGGTTCGTGGAACTAATCGCTGAAGCAGAACCAAAAGCACCGGCCCCCCAAGTTCCTACACCCCAACCAGAAGAGCTTACATAAGTATCCAAACCAACATTAACTTGGTAAGCGCCGACAACGGAACTTCCTCCGTTACCGGAGTCGCTAGAGTTCGCCGTAACTGTCGCCCCGTCTGTGTCTTTTGCTGTTATAGTGTAAGTGTTTGTCCCTGTAACCAGATCAATCTGATATTCTTGATTAAGAACGTCTGCTGTTACGTTCCCACCCAAGGTTGCAGCCCCTGAAAAAGTGACAAAATCATTACTGACTGCGCCGTGAGAGGTATCAGTCACCGTGATTGTGCTCGATCCATTAGTTGCTGAGAAAGTGACATCACCGGCGCTAGTGGTAGATCTTATCGGGGTAATATCATAATAAGCATTACCCTCTTCAACATAATATTTAAGTGTGGTTCCAATACCTAGGTATCTTGTCCCGCCAAGAGATATCCAAGAATGTAATGCTCTAGCAATACCTAAAAAAGTGTTTGTGCCGAGTTTCTGCCAGCCGCCAATCTTTTCGACTCGACCACTTCGGAACCTAATTAAGTTGCTGTCTACCCATCCGTTTTTGACTGAGTAGTCTGTGGATTCTTTATTGATCCCCGGCTGAAAATCGAGAGGTTGAAGCGGCATCCGCTGACATTACGCGAGTCGAATGATTGCGCCCGTGGCTGTTGCCGCAGGAAATACGATGGTGAAGTCTCCGTTTGTACTGGTTTTATCACCACCAAAATCAATCACACAAACAGCAGGGTCTCCTGAAGCACTGTCATTATAAATCATTAAGGCTCTCGCCGTGATGGTGCTACTAGAAAATGTTAAGTCGCTGAAATCTACGATAGCCGTGGTTGAGGACGATGTTGGAGTTACGTTCGTGAGCGCTGAACCTCCAGAGCTGTAACCAGTTCCAGACACTTCTTGCGATGTGGAAAACGCAGTGGTTGTCGCCCCCATTGTTGCGCTCGATGTGAACAGAGCAAGCTTAAAGGTGTTGCCGCTGCTATTAGTAAAATTATGAACCCCCTTGAGGGCTTCTACCTTGAAGCTAGTGGTGATTGCTGATGTAGTTGCGATGTCACACCTCCTTGATTATTTTAGCAATGTCATCGTGACCTTGCCGTTCTAACAAGTTCGAAAGCGTCACTCTATCAGAAGAAATAGCTGACTGCATACCCAATAATATTAACGTGTAAATGTGGTTTCTGAAAGCTTCTGCTTGTTGCCTGATATGAGGTGCAGCGTTCTCTGATATGTCGCAAATCTTTTTGGTTGTCTCTCTCGCCCAAAACTCAACATCATGACCTTTGTTTTCTGTAGTGGAAACCATGACGTTGCCCAACACCATTTCTCCTTTGTCTTCCATCATCTCTTTTTTCTCGCGGTTTTTGTTCTGGGAAAAGACCTGTTGTTTTTCTTGGTCATCAACGACAGGTTGCTCATGGACGTATTCATCGGGTTGCCATCTTTGTGATGCACATCCTTGCCATCGCCCTTACGAGCCAAACCATTCTCTATGGCTTTGCGTCGAGAAGCATTTCTCTGTGCTCGACGTTTTTTTTGAGCTGGTTTGGAATGATAGTTTTCGTATTCTTTTTTGTAATCTCTAGGCATTTCAACCCTTGAAAGGTTCTGGTGAGGACGGCAACTCGACGGTCTTAAGTTTGAACTTCTTGATGTTGCTTCTTAGCTCTGAACGTGGACATATCAACCAAGTGCCTTCTTCATCTGGCATCGCTACGAGCGGGTCAGACAGCCTGTGATAACCATACAGCCTTTCGTGTATCTCTACATTCTGATCGAGCATAGAAGACCTTGGACTGACTCCGATAGAGATACCATTCTCCATAGCCTTACAAACCCAAAACTCTACGCAAGCCCGTCCCGCCTCTGCAAAGTGCAGATTATGCTTATAACTGAAATCCATGCCGTATAGGTCCATATGACCCACTTCCTGATATATTCCAAAAGCTATGGCATAGGCGACTGTGTTGTTGAGGTAAGCACACTTAGCTTCCGTCACAATATCGGCTAAAGGATACTCAACCAAAGCTGGCACTCGTTCATCGAGTTCACAGCTATATATCGGCTTTTCAAACTTCGGCAGACAACGCCGCATCACTTCGGTTTGGTTCCCTGCATCTTTGGTATCCAGAAACCTACTCACGGGGTCCAGCATGAACACCCTGTCGCAATCAAAAACCGAGAAAGCGGAGTTGATGCACCACACCTCATCCCAAGTCTGAGAGTTTTGAACACCAATAACGTAATCAATCTGGCTCGCTCCGAGTCCGATTATGGCTATTTTTTTACCTTTGAGGTCTGGTTCTTTCGACATTAAGAAACTCCTGAGCGCAGCAAATCATAACGATACTCATCTCTACTGGCTCGACCTTCGGTCAGATTCTTCATCCGACTAATGCCTTCCATGAAACGAGCGTTGAAGTTTGCAATTACGTCAGGGGTCTCTTTCAAAAATACTGCTGCTTCGGCAAGAGCGCCGTAAAGCAGCGGGTCAGGGTGATCAGTACTCAACAGGGTTGTGCCTGAATCTGAACCAGCAGTTAATGATGCTGGTTTGTGTAGATAATGCAGCTCGATAGAATAGCTTGAGTCAGGCACAGGGCTAAGTTCAAACGCTGTGTCATCAAACAAACTATAGTATTTAGGTCTTCCCGTCACCGTAGTTGATGGAGAGTACTCCTTCAAAAAAGATGGGTGTTTGAAAAGCAGATAATGGTATGTATTGCTATCGATCACCGCTAACGAGAATGGTGCAAAAAAATCAGTCGGGGTGGCAAGGAACCGATTACTAGAACTCACGTTGCCGCTTACATTCTTTCTTTGCTCAGGAAGCTGAACCATCTTGAAGATACGATCTTCACTCTCTGTGATAAAAGTGTTTAGATTATTTGTGAAGGTTGTTTCAGAAACCTCCAGATAATCCTGAATCGCAGTCTTCAATGTTGCTAAAGTAAAACTCATGACGTAATCACTATGGTTACGTCACCAAGACTAGCAGTGACTGCAAAAGTTTGCAAAGTTTTGCCCAAAATACCATCTCCAACATTTGTGTAAACCGTAAAGAATTTACCATCCTCTCCATCAGAAGAGGGGTCTGGTCTAGCGTCTTTCAGGGCTTGCGGATCTATTGGTGTAGGCTTCGGCATAAGCTGAGGATGCTTTGGGCTGTATTGGTCTGGACCAACCAGCAGTCCATCCCAAGTTTTTCTCATGTCACGCAAACGATATCTGAATCCTGTAATGTCACAGATTCCATATGCGTCTTTGTTACTAGCGAATGCCATGCTTATGCCGTGTTGTAATTACGCAGATCAGGAGCAACTCTGAAAGAAGCTCTGTCTTCGTCTTGAGACATTGCCCTCGTAAACTCCTCTTCGTACAGGCTTTTGAGCAACTGTACTTTCTCTGGCGCTCTCTTCAGGGCGATATAATAAGCCAGCCCCGCAGACAGACAAGGGAAAAACCGAAAAGGCACTTGCACATCATTAGCTCCTGCGTCTGCATCATCCATTCTGCTCAGGACATTTAAATGCAAAACGTAAGTCGAGTTCTTATCAGGAGCAGGCCATACCGTTACAGAGGGCGACAGCTTCTTGTCTATGAAAAACTGGTTAGGCTTGCCCGTAGTGCTTTTAGTTGTTATGTGAGCATATTCAGCTCTGGACAATCTGCTTAGAGGTACATCAGTGACTTGGTTCGATATTGTCTCCCTGATGAAAACATCAAGAACATCTATGGTTGCAGTGGGGTTGGTACTGTCAATCGTATACTCTTTTGTGTCCTTCACCAGATCGACGGTTTTTTGTGATACCGTCCACTGATTCAAACCTCTGTTAGCCCATTCAGCAAGCATAAGATTGAGAGAGCGTTTC